GTATACGCTCAAGGGGCAGCTGCAGTATTATCAAGATTAGGCGCAACTAGCACAACTTCTGATTTACAAGTTTACAATGCTTTTGGTGGAATTTATGCTGCTACTGAAGCATCAAACGCTTACCTTACAGTTCAAAATGCTTCTGCTACAAAATATGTAAGTTTAAGTCTTGGTGATATTTCGACTGCAAGTTATGATATTCGTTTTCGTAATTGGGGAACTACTCTTGCACCAATCTGGGCTTTATCAAATTCTGCAACTTTGCCATTTGCTCCTTGGGCAATATATAATGATACTACTGATTTTCTAACGATTGGTAATACAAATTATCCTGTTCTTACAATGTGGCAATCATATGATGGAACATCAAACAATGGCACATATCTTACAACTCAACAAGATCGTTCAGAAGTTTATGTGCTTAAAAATGATACTTATGGATGTACTATACGAGCTGAACCAGCACTTGCCTTCATAAAAACTCAAGGTGCAACTGATACTAGATTTTCTCAAATGTATACTGATAGTTCCTCCGCTCTTGTATACGCTCAAGGGGCAGCTGCAGTATTATCAAGATTAGGCGCAACTAGCACAACTTCTGATTTACAAGTTTACAACAGTTTTGGTGGAGCTTATGGTGCTGCTAATGTAGCAAATGCTTATCTTAGAGTACAAAATGCTGCTGATACAAGATCTAACGAAATGGTTGTAAACGCTACAACAGCCTATTCTAAAGTTATTGGTGGCACAAGTACAATATTTTCTCAAATGTATACTGATAGTTCCTCCGCTCTTGTATACGCTCAAGGGGCAGCTGCAGTATTATCAAGATTAGGCGCAACTAGCACAACTTCTGATTTACAAGTTTACAATGCTTTTGGTGGAATTTATGCTGCTACTGAAGCATCAAACGCTTACCTTAGAGTCCAAAAAGTTGATAATTCAAAAGCAATTAGCTTGAGTATAACTGATTTTGGAACAACAGCAGCAACGACAGTACGATTAAGAGAATTTTCTATTTGTGTAAATGGAGAAACTAAAAAATGTTTGATACTCGCAAGTGAGTATTATACTTAATTAGCTTTTTTTAGATTTTGAGGCAAAAAAACATTAATTAATTTATTAAATTCTGGAACTTCTTGTCCTTTTAAATCTACCCTAGATATAAATTTATAAAATGCATTAACGTCTTCTTTTGTTACTAGCACTTGAAACTTGTCCTCATTTACATTCAATATCGGTTGTTGATTATTATTTTCTTCACTCATTTTTAACTTTTATCCTTTCTATAAGTTCAAATATTTTACTTTTTGGTATATCTAATATACTATTGAAGTTTTCAGAATTTTCTAATTTTTCTTTAACTAATTTCTTTTTTAATTGATCAAAAGATATATTTTTGTCTTTCATTACTTTAGATAGTAAAGCTTGGGGTGATGTAGGACTTTCTTGAGGAACTGAATAATCAACTAATTTTGCATCTCCAAGTTCTTCTTGGCCTACAATATTAATTTTTAAAAAATTCCTAACACATCTTACAAAGGCTCTATTTTCTGCAATTGCAGCTAAAAAGAATTTAGCAAAACTTTTTGTATTATTTGAGGTAGCATCTGCAAGAGATTCGAATACGATTTCTTTGCCTCCAGTTTCATAATTTGGAACCCATGTAATTCTACAAGATGTTGCAAAATATGTTTCATTTGCAGCTACAACTTTATATTCTACTTTTGAATAACCTCTAATTTGAGCTAATTCTTTAATGCCGCCAAGTAGGATAAGAAGGTCTTTATCTTCTAGCTTTGATGTATCGGTTTCTTGAGTCTTTTGTCGATTTGGTACTAGATATTGTGTTTTGACCATACCACGCCAATTAATTGTGCCATCTTCATTATAAATATAATTGATAATCTCATCTTCGATTAAACCATATTGGTTTCTATTAAATAGTTTAGGTGGTTTATTTTTTGGTTCTACAATAGAAGCTTCCTCAAGGAATTTAATATTAGGTTGGACAACTGTAGATTGCGTTAATTCTTTTTGCATATAACAATCTTAGTCTATTTTAGATATTTAGTCAATAGAAAAAATATAGAAATTATCTATTTCTTTCCAGAATTCTATATTATCTACTACTTTATTTTTATTTTTATTTATCCAATCAAATTTAGAGGTAAATTGTCCTTCTGAAGATATTATGATTTTAGATGATTTATAATAAAGATCAGTTGGGAGGTCTTTTAATTTTATTAAATCTTTAGTTGTGTTTTTCTTTATGTGAATTAGTCCGTAATCCATATATCCTAATTTATATTTATTTAACTGCTCTTCTTCTAGGAAAGATATTAAAGTAAATTGAATACCATTATTCTTCAAAAACTTAACAAATTCTGGGTTGTTATTATCATCAATAAAGTATATTACTTGGGCTATATTGGACCTAAATTGTGTTATAAGGTTTGGATCAATCTCCTTATCTGTGAATATAATGCATTTTTTAAATTGCAAGTAAAGGGCTAAAACTTGTTCATTAAAGAAATAGTCCATTCTAATAATGGGGTTATCAATTGGAATTGATTTTGGATCTATTGGTTTATCTGGAATGATTTCTAGAGTCCTACTATTATAGTCTAGGCCAAAATATATTGTTTTTTGATTAATGCTATGCTTTATATTTAATAAATTTAATATTGATATAGCTATTTCTTCTGGTTTGATATTATTGATGTTCTTAGGATTTTCTCCTAGAGAATAAGAAGGTCTTAATGTATTGTAGATTGGTTTAATTAAAGTTACATCTTTTTCATCTGACCAATAGGGTTTTACGTTATCTATGTTATTATTGCTATATAATGCTACAATTTTTTTATTAAATCCAGACGCAATATGTACAGCAAAGCTATCTGCTCCAAAATGTAATATTGATTTTTTAATTAAATATGCCGCTTGGGATATGGTAGTTTGACCGTTAGTACAAATAGTACCATTGATTTGTTTATCATCTTTAGATCCAATTTGTACAATATCTATATCGTTTTGTTTTAAATATGGTAGTACGAGGTCTAAAACTTCTTGCCAATAATCATAATTTTTTGCAGGTTTGCTGAATGGTTGAAATGTTATAAACTTTTCTGATGTAATTGGAAAATATGAATCATAAATATATGGTTTTCCAATTTTAACTCCACATGATGTAGCGTATCTTTCTAGTAAATGCATAAATTATCCTTTTAAATCAAATTGAATTTTCGTTTTACCGTTATGAATATAATCTAATATTCTTTGGGTTCCAATAAATGGTAAAAATGCAATCTCGAAATATCCTTTGTGATCTCCCATTCCTTCTAGCCATAGTAATTCATCCATTTGAGGTATGTATTGAATAATTTTATGAATTGATGGATGACCTTTTAGTATATCAAAATATTCTTGTTTTACTGCCACATATAAATTATAGTCTGGATATTGTTTTTTGATATTATCAAAAAGCGCACTAGACATATATATGTCTCCTATAGATTCAGGAATAACATATAATATTCTTTTACCTTCGTCATCTTTGTCTAATAAATCACTAAAATCTATTTTTTTACTCTTCTCATTTTCTTGAGCAGCAATTTTTCTAAAATAATTTTCAATATCTTGGCGTTTTGCGCCTTTTGATATTTCTTGCATCCAGTATTTATGACCATCATCTTGATTATTTATTTGTTTCATTTTCAAAATATTATGATACATATATATAAGCCATTCTGAATCATCTTTTATGTCTGGTATTTGTGCAAAAGAATCTTTTTCTTCTCCGCCCATAGGAAAACTATAATCTGCAAAATCTGCTGAATCTATAAACTCTTCTATTTTTTTACCAATATTTTCTACTGAAAAATTTTCTATTGTCCATTCTCTAGCTTTCTTACCCATATCTCTTCTTTTTTGCATTGGCATGTTGTATACTTTATTTAATTGTTTTGCTATAGAGTTAGGCTTCGTTGAGGCTTTAATAAATTCTGTGCCATGCTCTCTATACTCTGCCCATTCAAGTGGGAAACTATAAGCCTCGTCTTTACACATTTCTTCTCCACAACTATAATTTGTTACAAGAGTAATCAATTCTGTTAGTTTAGCTTCTTGTATAGGAATTTCCTGACCTCCACTTGTAAATGGGTGGCAATAAACGTCCATAAAATTATAAACTTCATTTAATTGTTTTTCTGAAACGCCAAGACCAACACTTGTTGTTGTTTGGCATTTTTCTCCACCGCAAAATCTACAATTTACATCTTGCCCATGAAATGGTTTGATTTCGTAATTATGACAATTTTTACAAATATATGTAGTCAATATTTCTTTTAAATCTATATTGTATTCTTGAGCTAATTTATGTATGTTCCACCCCTCACTCCAATAAGTATGTAAAAGTAAAAATGTATTTTTAATTTGTGGATTTGATTTTTTCCATAGAGCATATCCTTCTAATAAATTTGGAACACTTTTTCTTAATTGATTTCTAAATACAAACCCAGTAATAAATGCATCTTGTGGAATATTAAATGCCGCTCTTAGCTTTGCTCTCTCTCCATTTTCTAGTCTAAAAAAACTAGAAGCCTCTAATGGCCCATGCATGGTTTTTACATGATCATGCCCAAGTCTATGCAATTCTTGAGTAGCAAAATCACTCCATATCCAATAATTTTTAATCTTAGGAGCTTTTTCTACAGCGCTTGGAAGGATAGGTAAAGAGTCTAGAGTAGTCCAAATTACAGAACTTATTTTATCAAACCAATTTTTATCAATAGCAAAGTCTATACCCCAAATATCTTGAACAGCAATATAAACATCTGGTTTTTCTTGTTCTATAAATTTATCTAAATTATACGCGCCATAACTTGCTAATCTAGCTAAATTTGGGTCTCGATTTAATTTCTCTATTTCTCTTGGATCGTCTGGTAGAGTTCCAATTGATTTCCATGGTGTCTTTTTTAATTCTGGGTTTGAATATTGAATCCCACAGCAATAATTAACTATATCATATTTGCCAGTCTTATGTAAATAGGACAAAAGAGCTCTTGTAGCTCTGCCAAAACCTGTTTTGGCCAAACTATAATCCGACTGATAGAATAATTTCTTTTTCCTAGACACAATTACCAAAGTTCGCCATCGTCATTGTCTTCTGATGGTTTCTCATTTTGCGCTGGTTTTGAATTTTTAATCTTTTTAATGTTTTCGATTCTTTGACAATCAAAAACTGTACTAAGAGAGTACGATAAAAATTCTCTCAAAAGTCTTGCTTCGTTACTATAGAACCCAATCAAGTAGGATTGTTTATTTTCTATATTATCTTTACTCTCTTTATTTACAGAGTATGAAAATCCAACTTGCTTGCCGTCTTTAATATAAGGCCCAAATTTAATTTTTGTAATTTGTTTATCTGAAGAATGATATGCTGAAAATTCAACATTCTTATCTAAGGATTCTAGTAATGCTGCTACTTCTGTTAATGAATACTTAATTCTAGCACTTTTTTGTGGATCATCTTTATTATCTATAAATGAACCTGTTTTTGTTCCTTCGTTCCAAGAACTTTGTTTGATTAACGAACTCCATATCGAACTATCTTTTGGATTTACACTGAAACTACAAGCTGTTCCACTACTTTTACTATTTGGTTTATAAAATGATATCATATCTCTAATGATATTAGTTATTTATTATAATGTCAAGTATTTTTATCTATCTTTTTTAAATCATTTAATTTCATGTATATCTCATGGTCTTGAACGGCTATTAGGTCACCAAATATACAATCATCTCTTTTAGAACCCTTGACTATAACAATGTTTCCTTCTTCAAAATTTCTATTATTTAATAATTTATTTGTCTCAATATTATCATTGAATATTAATACGCTAATTGTATTAGTTTCATCTGATACTTTTAGTCTGACATATCTTGTCTTTTTTGCATTTTTAGATATCCCAGAAAATACTTCTTCTATCTGACCGACTAAAACTACTTTGGAATTTACTGGCTCATCTAATACATCTGATACATATTTAAGATTCTCTCTCTTTTCAGCAAAGATGTCTTTAAGACTTTTATTATAAGTATACCCTAAGAGTTTCTTTTCGTAATACCAATTAGCAAAGCTTTCGCTTTTGTTGTTTTGTTCATATATACTTAAATATGGCGTATACTTTTCTTTAATAGTTTCTAATCTATTGTCTTTAATTACTGCTTTATTTTTCTCATCTGTGAATTTATTAAGATGTTTAATGATTTTAATTAGATCATAGTCAAATTTATCTGCAAATGATATAGCGTATTTTTTCTCTTTAGAGGTCAGCATGTTCCATAGTTGGACTTCTAATACTATTTTGCTTCTTGATTGATTAAAACCACTGAGGGCTCCAGCTTGAATTAATGCAGATAATGCTCCAATATTTAATCCAGCTTCTTCTGCGGCTTCAAATATTTCAAATTTATTAGAATATTTATTTCTGAAACTATTTAGTTTTTCTATTGATTTATCGCTAATCCCTTTGATTGATAATAAGCCAAATCTAATATCCTTATCCTCGATTGAGAAATCCATTTCTGATTTAATAATGTGCGGAGGAAGAAGCTTGATACCAAAATTATGCATTTCTTTTTGGATCTTAGATATTTCTCCAATTGGATCTGGTTCATTCCTACTCATCTTTAATAATGATAAAAAGAATTGTTGAGGATAATTGAACTTAAGATAAATTGTAATTGCTGCTAATCCAGCATAAGCGATAGAATGTGATTTATTAAAGGAGTAATTAGCGGAGTCTTCAAGAATCTTCCATAGAATTTCACTAACTTCTTTTGGAATTTTATTCTGTTTACATTTTTGATCAATCTTTTGTTGCCAAGCTTTAATCTCTTCAGTTTTCTTTTTACCTACAATTCTTCTTAAGATTTCTGCTTCATCTAAAGTAAAGCCAATCTTATTCGCCATTTTCATTAATTGCTCTTGATACAAAGCAACTCCGCCAGTTTCTTTTAAAATTTCATCAAAGAACGGATGAATACTTTCTGATTGTTGATAATTTGTATGAGCTGCATATTTATCTACGAATTGAAGTGCTCCAGGTCTAGCTAAAGCAAGAACACCACTAAGTTCTTCTAGATTTTTTGGTTTAACTTTTTGACATACTCTAAAATTAGTTTCTGCTTCAATTTGAAATAAACCATGTGGTGATTTTAAATCTTGTAAATTTCTATAAATAGATTCATGATTTAAATCAATATCTTCTATTTTTATCTTAATGCTCTTGCAAACATTATCTACTACAGAAACACTTCTTAACCCAAGGATGTCTAGCTTTATATTAAAAACACTTGCCCAATTCATATCAAAACTAGATACTACTTCTTTATCTGAAGAAAATTCTGTTGGACATATAGTTTCTAGATCATAATAAGAAAGTAATACACCAGAAGGATGAACTCCTTTATTCTTAATTAAGTCTCTTAATTTAAGAGCGATTTGATATGCTTCTTTATTTTGATCACACCAATCTTTAAATTGCTCAACTTCTTGATAAGCTTCTGAAATATCCTTAACTTGACCATAAGTCTTAGGAATCAAAGAAGAGATCATTGTCATTTCTTGCTCTGGTTTTTCGGCAACAATTTTACCACATTCTTTAATAAGCAATTTTCCACTTAAACTATTAAAGGTTAATATTTTACTAGTTTTGCCTTTGAACTTGTTTTCTAAATATTGCAGGACTTTTTGACGATTATAATAACAAATATCTAAATCTACGTCACACATCAAACTACCATCTAGATAAGTCACCCCATCAACAACCTGCTTTTTAGCGCGAATCTTGGATATAAATCTTTCAAAATAGAGGTCATATTTGACTGGATCGATCCTAGTAACGCCTACCAAGTATAATATCAAAGACCCAGCCGCTGAACCTCTACCTAAACCTATTGGAATATCACTAGTTTTACAAAAATCAATAACATCCCATACTAATAATATATAATCAATAAAACCCAATTCTTTTAAAGTATCTAATTCATGTTTTGCTCTATCAACATACTTCTTATAATTTTTATCAGATTTATTAATATTTAAAGTTTTAAACCCATTTAATGCTAAAGCTCTTAAAAAATCATAATTCGATGAATCTTCGCTTATCCCTAAATGTCTTTTAGAGGCCAAATCAATTTCAAACTCTGGTAATCTAACTCCATGAATATCTAACTCTGCACCCTCAAATTTATCCGAAAAATCTTTTATATCAGAGTAATTATCAGTCTTCATTTTCGTCTTCCTCTTGCTCTTTTGAAATTTTATCTATTTCTTCGTTAAAAACATGTAAGCCTTTTGCCAATATTTTCATGGAGGCTTTGTCTTTTAAACTGTAAAATACATCGGCTTTACCTTGTTTCTTGCCTTTCTCTACGGTTATAAGAAGATATTCTATATCATAGTCTTCTAACTTTTGTATAGTATCATAAATATTGTCTAATGAGCCCATTTTATATCTCTACCTGCCATTTTAATTTATTCCATACTTTTAAATTTAAATCAAGATCATTTATTGCATCGTGAAGACTTTCATAATCGTGCTCTATGCCATTTTCTTTACCCAGAAAAGTTAAAGAGCTTTTAACGTTCTTCTTTCTAGTATTAAGAATTTTATATTGATACTCAAGTAAATCATCTTTAGGAGTATAAATAGAATTATATTTTATGCCCCTAGCTACAGCATTAGTGTCTATGATTTTATTCATTAATCCTTTCCAAGTCGATCCCATAGCTTTATAATATTCTTTTATAAGATAAATGTCAAATCCTAAAATATTGTGTCCAATTATATAATCTGCATGACCGAGCCAATCTTTTATGGTAGGAAATACCTCTTTTGGATCAAAGCCTTCTTTTTGCACTTTTCTATGATCGTATCTTGTGATTCTCGCAGCATCTTCACTTATCTTTAAGTCTGTATCCCATTTTAAATAAAAATTCTTCTGGTCTATCTTCTTATCGCCTTTGACTTTTATCATTGCTATCTGCCAAGGAATATTATGACAAAAATTAAGACAAAGATTAAATGTTTCGCAATCTATAAAAACTATAGTTTTATCTTTATCGTATCTTAATAGATGCTCGTCCATTTAGCTCCTTTTATTAATACTCTCAAAACAAAATTCATTGCTTGACATATGATCTAAATTAGGCTTAGATAAAATACTTCTATTGTTAATACACCTAAAGGTTAGATAAGCTTTAAAATCTTCTCTTAAATTATAGAAAATGCTTTGAGCTTTATATATTTTGAGGCCATTCTTTTCTGCAAAAGATACAGCCTTTTCTTTTACTAGTGAATCAAATGGTAAATCATTATCTTCTATAAAGAAGATGGGTTTCGTAAAATCAAATTGCGGAATACAAAGACTATTTTTAAGAGTGTTATTGAATATAAAAGAATCATAAAAAGGTATACATAAAATTAAATCATCAGTCCAATTTTTAGAAATTGTCTCGTAGTCTAATCTCGGTTCATAATAAAACCCTTCTTTCGCTGCTATACTATAAAGCTTTGTTAATTGCTGGTATCCTTTTTTGTTTTTAAAGAATAAAATTATCTTTGAGGACTTGGTCTTAGATTCTTCAGATTTATCACTCATTGATTCTGTAACAGATATTCTTAACCCGTAATTCAATTTGATTTTATTTTTACGACAATTAGAGTAAGCTTCAAGAAATGAAGACATATTATCCTCTACTAGATAAAGTTCTTTCATTTTGTTTTGTTTGCAAATTTGGATGATAGAATCTGGATAATCATCTTTTTCATCTTTATCTTCAAGAGTCAAAATAGATCTTCCCAAAGAGTAGTGAGATTTGAATAACGGTATCATTTATACTAAGTTAACACCAATTTTATAAAAAATCAATCTAAAAACTATCTTTCTTTGTGTTCTTTTGTTTATTGTTGAATTTTGGGTATCCTTAATATTTTTTACTGTAAGGGCGTCTCTGCACTAGTAGTTATATTCAAACTAGAAATCTTTTTAATAAAATCTTCTGGGACTTTATTTTCTTCGTATTGCCTAAACCATTTTGTTAGTATATATTTTTTTCCACTTAACACTGGTCTTCCAGCATGTAAAGCTAAACGATTTCCTGTTCCGTCTTCATTAAGGTTCTTCCATATTACTGCCATTCCAGTTTTCGGTTTAAATTTAATATTTAATGTTTTAAACTCTGTTTCCCCGCCCTCTAAATCGTCATTCAAATAGACCATAAAAGTATGACTTCTGTTTCCTTGTTTTTCGACGTATGTTTTTGCGTTTGTTTCAAACCAATCGAAATGATCTTTGAACTCTTGCCCTACTTCATACCTTTGTCCTTGTAGAACTTCGGTTTTTGTTTTAGGTATATTTAAAACTTCTGACATCTTATTGTTAATTTGGATGATCAATGAATGTCTATTTTCTTGCAAAAAACTAGTATAGGAAGTCCTATTTTCTTCTACTCTAGAAAATTCTCTTGGGTTCTCGGATGCCGTTGCAGATCTCACAGCGTCCTTATCTATTAATTCGATTAACACTTTACATTCATCTTTATTTAGGAAGTTGTCTATAGTAAACATCTCTATACCACTTTTTTGAATTATTTTTGCTATCATATAATATATTATATAAAAAACTTAATTTATTCTAAAAAATCATCCTTTTTTTTAACTTGATTTTTGAATTTTGGGCAACCATCATAACTTCTAGTCTCTATCTTAAATCCTTTAATATCTTTGAAATTGTTTTCAAGACTTGTTTCAACTATTTCATTTTTTTCATTCAATTTAACATAATATTCATATGAATCTTTGTATGGGCATTTCCAACCACCTATTTGACACATCCATTTATTTTTATCATTATCTACTGCGAAATTAGCTTTAGCCGATTCTTCATTAAATTTATTAATATAATCATTAATATGCTCAAGATAATGCTCAAATCCTTTAATTTGTTCGTCCGTGAATACTAATTCTTGAATTGGCTGTTTTGGAAATCTTAAAAATAAGAATTTAACAATAGGCTTTAATTTTGGCCATAGCTTCTTACTGGCTAAACTATACATCATAGCTTGAATATTAGCTTCAAGGTCATCACCCCTAAACTTGTATTTGGAGCTTTTGTAGTCGATTATATGCATTTCTTTTTTGATTTTAATGGGCTTATCTATAAAACCCTTGATATGATATTTAGGTTCTTCATTTGCAATATCAAAATCATACTCTGGCTTAACTATTTCTCCACCTTCTCCAAAGAAATCATTCTTAAGACCAACCAAAATCATATCATTTAATAGTTTATAATTACTTTCATCTAGTTTAACTTTTGCTGATAGTTTTTTAACTAGCTTATCTACTCCTTTATCTCCATCAATAGCATTCTTTTTTATTATTCTTTTATAATTTTTAAGATGTCTTTTATTTAATAATAATTCAAAAATGGTGTGGCAAATGGTACCACGATCACTTCCATCATTAGATCTTTGTGGAACTTTAGTATGATAGTTATTCCAGTAAACCCAAGAACAAGTTTCAAGAGTTTTAATTCTAGATGCCGATAATGTTTTTAGAGATTGTTTTTCCATTGTAATATTTCTTCTTTATTCATCTCTCCAAAATCTTTTTTTGTTGGTAGGGCTATTAGTAATTGTTTTTTATCAAAATATCTTGTTAATTTACTATAGATCTTTTCTGCCCCAATATTACCAGCATTATTTTTATTTGAATCATTGTTGAGACTAATATAAATATTCTTAACGTCAATCTTTAAAAGATAATTTAAAATACCTAAACTAAGATTTACCCCAAATGTAACTAGAATATTTTTAACTCCAGATTGATATAGGCTTAACATGTCACCGATACTTTCAACAAGAATTACTTCTCTTTGAGCTTCTATTGTCTCTGCGTTTAAAAATAATGGATAAACAAAATCATTCTTTTCTCCTAAATGTTTCCATTTAATTTTTGATAAATTTGTGACATCTCTACCAGAAAATCCTACTAAGTCTTTTTTGTAATTAAAAATTGGAAAAACATATCTATTTTTCATTTTGCCAGTTTTAGCTAAACCACCTTTAAATTCTTCAAGAATATTTTGGCTTACCCCTCTGTTAAGCCAATAATTTTGATTATTTTCTAATTTAGAAAGAATTTCTATGTCAAATTTTTTTGTGGCTTTTAATAATGGTTTTTCTATGTCGTTAGACTTATGAATAATAAAATTTTTAAGCCATTCTTTAGCTTTTTCTGGATTATCTAATTTTAAAGTCATGCCAACTAGTAAACTAAAGTCTCCACTTATATTTTCTTTGAAATCAAACCAATGACCCGTATCTTTATAAATTTTTAAAACAGTGTCATTATCACTATCTCTATAAAGAGGTCTAGTTCTATATTCTTTACCGAAATCTTTTAATTTATATCCTAAATCTGTTAGGACTTGATAAACATTTACTTGATCCATTCTAATGCCTCGCTTATTACAGGGAACTCTTTAATAAAAATCTTCTTACATTTTTCTGCAATAAGTCTATGTTCTTTTTGAGTATTTTGCTCTGTTCTTAATTCGATGTAATGAATCCAGCTTCTAAGTGAGCCTTTCATGTACATTGTAGTTTGAGTTGTTAAAGGTAAAATCATTCTTGCTACTTCTTTGGCGATTCCATTTTCTATCATTGTATCGTAACAATGCTGCGAAAGCGATAAAGACTCCACGAGAACCTCACTAACTTTATCGTATGCATCTGTATTAGTTGGCATAAGATTTTCACCTACTTGCCTATTCTTGTCTCCTTGTAAGCGAAGCTCGATATCTTCAAACTCATTTGCAAGACTATATCTTTGACTAAACTCTTGAAAACTAAATGATCTATGCCTTAAAATTTGAGCAGCGATTCCACGACTAGTTTTAATTTCAACACACATATCAACAAGTTCAAATGGACTCCAATGCTTGTGTTTAATTAAGAATTTTAAAAGTTTTGGAGCGGTTTCAACATTCATTTGATTTGACGGGTTGCTAACTCTGGCGCAAAATGCTACCAAATCTTCCGCATTTTTAATTCCTTTAATTTCTGGTTTTGTAGTTGATATTAAATCTACATTCATAATAATTCTCCATCATTTGGATTTGCATCGTTTAATTGATGCTGTTCTCTTTGATGTTGGGCTACATCTACAAGAGATCCTCTTTCTTCTATATTGAAATTCGCAACTTGATAATTTAAATAATTTTGAGCCCAAGTTTCTTTGCCAGTTGAATCTAATCTGCGAACTAGATCTTGATGCCCAGCTGCATCTTTACCTTGGAATCTAGTTTTTGTAGGGATTAATTTATGAGTTCCAAAAGATTGACCATCTAAAGTAATTTCATCTAAAGTTTTTCTTCTAAAGATTGCGACAAAAGAAGCGAACCATTGTAATCTATCGGAAAGAGAGATTACTGAGCTATCATCCACTACCTCTGAACCTTTTCTATTAAAACTTTCGCCAGTTCTATTTAATTGCATGGCAGTAACAATTGGACAATGAATTTCTTCAGAAATTCTTTTAAGCTTATCAATTTTATCTCCAATAGCTTGATGCTCTGCCCAATTTTGACCAACTTTTTCTCCAGTTAATTTTATATAATCATAAGCAATCATAGCTTGATTTCCTCTACCGACTTTTGAAAGATACCATCTACGGATGATAGAGCAAATTTGATCTATATTTTTATTACCAACATGATAATGAAAATATTCATATTTTTTTACATTACCCCAAGCTTCTCTTACTTTTTTTGTCATTTCTTCATTTTTTCGCCAGTTGCCAGTTTCAAGATACCAAACTGGTACTCCGCTCAAAGAGGCAACCATTCTTAATTGAATATCTATAGTTTGCATCTCAGTATCTAGAATCAAGGTCTTCGTTTTGTTCCTTGGGTTAATTGCGGTTTTAAAGCAGATGTCATTGAGCCAAGTTGTTTTTCCTTGGCCAGGTCTACTAGCGATAGCATAAATATTGCCATTTTTTAAACCACCATACATTCTATTAAATTCTGAATATGGCGTAACAAGTCCAGTTTCATCTTTGGGTGAGTTGCCTCTTTCTTCGATAAGATCTTCTACGCCTTCAAAGATATTAATTGGTATATCGTTTTCAGAATAAGATGATATTTTTTTATTATATATCCCATCTATCTTGCCGATAATCTCATCTAATGAATCTTCTGCATTTTTAGTGACATATTCCTTAAGGTTATCTGCTGTTTGGCAAAGCTCTCTTCTGACCCTAAATTTAATTAACTCTTTACAAGCAGTCATCGTAGCTTCTTCTGTTATCTGAGAAAAAGTTAAATTGTCTATATAATCAAAAATATTAATTTCGTCTTTAAAAGATATGCCCAAATTCTTTATCTTTTCTGCTAATAAAACTTTATCTACATTTTCGCCCTTATATTTAATATTCTTAAATACAGAATAAATAGTAGAATGAACGTCATTAAAGAAGTCATTTTCTGATAAAAATACATCAATATCCGCAAACAAATCTTGATATTTTAATAAACCGCTAAGGACATGTCGCTCTACTTGTAGGGAGTAAATCATTCAATACATGATACCAAACTAAAAATTAAAAGTCAAGTTTTAACTATCCTCGTCATTATCTTCTTCGTCTTGTTTTTCATTATTTCTATTAATTAAATCTGTAGTAGCTTCAAAATTTAATTGATCAACACTTTGACCCCATGTATTTAAATAATATAAAAGAGCCATAGCATTTATTTGATTATCAAATTTTGTATATACTTGAGGATCGCCTTTAGCGGAGAAATTAAATAAAATATACCCACCATAACTGCACTCGTCAATCTGTTTTAACAAAGACTCTGGAAAATTAAATTTTTTCTTATTAGTCACTATAAACTTTTACACTTAAATAATGAGTACTCCACACTTTTTTTCTATATATTGTGGTGATAAATTTTTTAAGTCGCTTTCGTATACTTCTAAGAATTTAAAATTATTCAATTTAATCCATTTTTCTTTTTTAACGTCTCTTTTTATACTTTCAAGATACTTTAATCTAGAATGATCATGAAAAAATTCATTAAATGATTCGTGTTGATTGCCTTGAATCTCTACCGCTATCTTTTTTGTTGCATTTAATATATCAATTTTAAGCATACTCCCATATACTGGAAACTCTTCATAAACAATATGATTTTTCCAATATGGGTAAAAAAATTGTTTAAATTTAAATTGTAACTTACTTCTGCTTTTACCTTGCCAATTGATTAAGTATTTTCTTACATTTTTATTAACGAGTTTCTCGTTAACATTTAATAGTCTCATGACGTGAGAGTATTAGTGAATTTATTATAAAAATAATCTACAATTGGTTTATTTTCTTCTAGATAAGTTCTTAGGTTGTCAATACCTTGATGCTGTTTCTTCAGTTCTAAATTAGCATTTTTAAGTTCTTCTACAGCCTCATCTGAGAAAGTGACCCAAGCACCTTTTGCAGTTGCAAATTCCCAACAAAGAATTTGATCAATAACCTCATATTCTCTCCATACGGAAGAACCATCTTTCCTGCCATATTTAATTGGGTATTGAACCTTTGAATTTGTAGTTTCATTGGTAGATTTTTTAATAGTAATCTTAACGTTATGACCAATGATTTTATTTTTGATTTGGTCATATCTTTCATTTGGTTTTTCCAATATAAGATCCTTACCAAATTTTGGTTCAAATTCGAGAATCCAATTAGCAAAATGTAAAAGTGCATTGCCGCCAGTTGCTGTAGTTTGCCTGATATCTTTATTAGCAGCGTATGGATCTAATTTAATATCAGAACGTACTTGACTTATAAATATAGCCATATGTCCACGTTTGGAAAGAGCTAATGATATTCTTTTCATAAGCATCGAAGAGATAACTGCACCGCCTGCAACTTTTGTTGCTTCTGTCATGCTTTTAAGACTGTCTCCTTTGGTCATCAAACCGTCAACAGAGTCCAGTACGAACATATACTTTTTAGCCTCGTCATTATTTTGAATTAGATCTTTCATAAGTTCAGAAACTGTTTCAAAAATATTGCATTCAAAAACAAAACATGTGCCATCTTCCCATTCCTCTGCAGAAGTTACAAACTTTATTCCAGATCTCTCTTTGATCTCTTTGCTTAATCTTCCTTCGGCTTTAAATAATAATGCTTTGGAATCTTTTACAGTGTTAAGAAAATTTTTCATTACCTCTAATGCTTCTGAGGTTTTGCCACCCTCATTCATTCCAATAAACCTATGTAATCCTGGGCATAGTCCTCCGCTGGTTGCGATATCTAAATTCAGACTACCAGTAGATACTTTATAGTAAACCTCTTCTTCATAATTATAATGATCGTCTTTATTCTCTTTTAAAAAAGAAGATAATCTATTTTTTGCGCTAGGCCCAGTATCTTGTACTGGTTCTTGTTCTTTAGGTTTTCTTCCCATATCTTATAAAGTCTAACAGGGTTTTAGGTTTTTTGCAAACCTTTTTATCTTCTTCTACTTTGTTTTCTTCTAAAACTATAGTCTCTTTATTTAAATTTAAATTAAAACTTTCATATTCTTTTAATATAAAAGCTTTACCTTCTGATTTTAGAAACCAAGCTAATGAAGGCGGTGGGCTTCCTAACTCTTTAAGGTTATCCCAAAAACTAAAGCTATTAAATCTTTTAACTAATTTTTGTGCTATTTTAATCTCTCTTGGCCAATTTACTTGACCTTTAATATATTTTTTTATAATTAATTGACACAGTTTATGGCTCGTCATCATATTATGATATCTAAATAATATGTTTTAGTCAATGCTTTTCGCTTTATTAATTGCAGATCCAATAATTTGATGCATGTCATAATACTTGTATTCAGCTAATCTACCCCCAAAAATTAAATTACTAGAAGTATCAAGCTTTTTATATTTTTTAAATATTTCATTATTTTTATCATTATTAATTGGATAGTACGGAATTTTATTTTTATCCCAAACGTCTGGATATTCTTTAGTTATATAAGTATAATCTTGCTCTCCAAATTCAAAATGCTTGTGCTCTATAATCCTAGTGAATGGAGTATTTTCATCTGTAAAATTCATTTGGGCTATTCCTTGATAATCTTTTTTATTATGCTTTTCAATTTCAAACCTCAGAGATCTATATTCTAATTCTCCATATTTATAATCATAGAATTCATCAATTTTACCAGTAAAAACTAAAGTCTTGGCTTTATTATTCCAATAGTCTCTTCTTTTGAAATAATCTTCGTTTGTTAATACGTCTATGCCTTCAATCATATTTTCTATCATTTGTGTATATCCACCAATAGGTATGCCTTGGTATTTGTCAAAATAATAATTATCATCGTAATTTAATCTGATAGGTAATCTTTTTATAATAAAGGTTGGCAAATTTTTTGGTTCTGTTCCCCATTGTTTCTTTGTATATCCATATATAAAAGTATAATATATTTCTTCTCCAACTTGAGATAAAATCCATTCTTCTAGATTTTTAGGATTTTGTATTTTAACTTTAACTTGATTAAGTTTAGTTTCTGCTTCTATAGGAGAATTGACCCCCCCAGAGTTGATACATCGTGAGAAGGTTAATGGGGAATGAATAGATCCTATTTTTAAAATTTACTTTAGGCCGATTTATAAAAGTATTAAATTTAGCGAATTTATTTACATAGTTCCAAATTTCTTCATTATTCGTATGAAAAATATGAGGCCCATATTTATGGACGTTTATATTTTCTTTATTTTCTGTATAACAATTTCCAGCAATATGGTCTCTGGAGTCTATGATTAAACATTTTTTATTTTTTTTTTTGCTTGATTGGCGAATGTTGCGCCAAAAAGACCGCAACCAACAATTAAATAATCATACATTTTTTATATCATTCTTAACCATTTTTTCAACTAATTTATCAAATGAAATTTTTGGTTTCCATCCTAATTCTTCTCTAGCTTTTGTAGAGTCTCCAAGCAATAATTCTACTTCTGCTGGTCTATAAAATTTTGGGTTAATTTGAACTAAAATTTTGTCATCATTTGATATATACATTAAGTGTTTATTTTCACCAACCCAATTACCTTTAATTCCAGCTATATTAAAAGATTTTTCTACGAACTCTTTAATTGCATGAGTTTCATCTGATGAAAACACATATTCTTTCGGTGTTCCATCGTAATTTTTATTATAAATATCTTGATTGAGCATCATCCAAACTCCTTCTATAAAGTCTTCTGAATCACTCCAATCTCTTTTAGCTTCCATATTTCCTAATTCCAAAGGAACAAATTCTTCATTATTTTTTAATGCATAATAAATTCTAGCGACATTTTTAGTAATTTTTCTTGTTACAAATTCTTCACCTCGTCTTGTTCCTTCGTGGTTAAATAACCATCCTTGAATTGCATAAAGATTATAAGAATCGCGATAAACTTTAATAAGTTGCCTTGATGCGGCTTTACTTGCACCATAAGGACTTCTTGGCCTTAACGGATGTTTTTCATCTTGGGGAGCATAAAGAACATTACCGAACTCTTCGCTGGATCCAGCTTGATATAATCTACAATTTGGTTTATATAGTCTAATTGCTTCTAAAATATCTAATACCGAGGTAGAATTTGTCGCCCAAGTTTGCCTAGCGAAATCCCAACTGCTTGCTACAAAACTTTGTGCAGCAAAATTAATAAAATAATCTGGTTGAAGTTTTTCTACTGTTCTAGCTATTGCATGAGAATCAGTTAAATCAAAATTAATTAAATGGAACCTATCAGAATTAATATGCTTAATGTTCTTATGATTATATACACTAAGTCTTCTTACTCCACCAAATATTAAAAGATCACTATTTTTTAATAAGAAATCAGCCATATGGCTTCCATCTTGACCAGTAACACCAGTAATAATTACAGTTTTTCTTCTTTTTATTATCTTTGCTGCATCTTCAATATTTAAAATATTAGCGGTATCTATCTTTTTGCCGTAATATGTTTCTTTGAAATTCTGATTCATTCTATATGATATATGATCTAAAGGTAGAATTCAATTATTTTAAAATTTATTTTTTCCAAAAACTATACATATTTTTATTTATTTCATAAATCATATTATCGACAGTTCTTGGCCTTAATGTTAGATAAAATTTAAACATTTCTTTTATTAAAACTTCTAAATTCGTATTATCTTCAAACTTTAACAAATCTTTCGCTTTATCATGATTACAATAAGCATGAACAACTTCTTTTCTTTTTTCTAAAAAAATTATTTTAGATTTATTAAATCCAAATTCTTCGCCAACTTTTAAAACTAATTCTGCAGCATCTTTAATTTTTACTGTATCATCAGAACCAATATTGAATATCTCATTATCAAAATTATACAATAATTTTTCTATTGGTTCGCATAAAAATTTACAATCCGAGAAAGCTCTTGTTTGTAAACCGTCTCCAAAAATTGTAATGTCTTCGCCTTGAGAGCATTGCCTAATCCATATAGCAATTGCATTTCTATATTTATCCCAATAGTTTTGATATTTAGACACTACATTATGTGGAAGTATGATTGAATATTTTAAAGCAAAATGTTCACTAGCTTCCTTCAAGTCCATTTCTACGGCTAATTTAGCGATACCATATGGATCTTTTGGATTTCTTAAATCAATTTCTTTAAAGGGGGGGTTACCTTCTCCATAAGTCGCAAAACTAGAAAAGTTAATTATTTTTTTAATATTATAATTAATACAAGCGTTTATTATATTTATTGATCCAATTAAATTATTCTGATAGTTGTAATTTCTTATGAATGGACTTAGTATTTCCGCTGCATAAGCAGCGCAATGTATAACAAAGTCTGGTTTTTCTATTTCAAAAATTTTATTTATTTCTTGCAGATTACAAATATCATTTACATAAAGCTTCATGTCTTTTGATACATTTTCTACAAAACCTCCAGATAAATTATCAATTCCAATTACTTGATACCCTTTTTCTAAAAAATATCTTGAAAGAACGCTCCCTATCATTCCTGCTGCGCCAGTTATTATTATTTTTTTCATTTAGCTATTATTGCCAATACGTCATCAGATCTTCCTTTTTGATTTCTTAAATCGTATATTTGAAGATTTGGATTCAAATTAGAAAATATAAATTTAGTTTTATCGATATCTACTATGTCTTCTATAAAATAAATGCCTTGCTCTTTTAATCTTGGAAAAAGAATATTAAATGAAACAATTTGGTGTTCTAATAAATGAGAGCCGTCATCTATTATAAAATCAAACTTTTCATCTTTTAAAATGTTATCTAGTTTAGTTTTATTCGTAGCGTCTGTTTGATAAACTTGAAATCCGTCTGGTTTAAATATAAGATTTGAAATATTTATATCTAAACCAATAATCTTAGAGTTGATAAAAAAATCTTTCCATAGCATAAGAGAATATCCTTTAGAAACCCCTATCTCTAATAAGCTTATATTTTCTCTTCGAGAATTAAAAACTTTTTCGTATATTTCTAGATACGAGTGAGCCGTGCCCTTATCCCCATCTCCATCTGGAGTTTTATAATTTTGATATATTTCTTTGAGCGTTTTCACTTTGTTTTATTATTAATTAAATCCATGAAACCCAAATGTTTTAGAGGTATCTTTATATGGATTAAATTCATTATGTTCTTCAACAGAAAATTGTGCAGCAAGTTCTACTGGAGCAATTTTTAATCCATTAATATTGAGATTATGTTTTTCATATAAAGAAATTATACAATCTTCTGGTCTCTCTGGATATTTATCAGAAAATTGTTGAGTAAAATTGCAAAGTTTTTTACTGCGGAAAGAAAAACCACCATTTCCTACTCTATAATTATGAATATCATAATTTTCTAATTTAGGCACGTTTGTTTTAAATGGCAAACCAAAAAAATCTTTATTTCTAGATAAATTGTTTAAGAGGTTATTAACTAAATGTAACGGCCATGGCGCACCAATATAATCATATTTAAAAAATTCATCTGACCATTTATTTGGATTAGAAACAAATCCATCATCTTGAGTTAATAAAACGTATTCTGTATCAAAGTAATTTGTTAAATCTTTTAAAATAAATTCATTATAATCGTTCCATGACATTTGATTTATATAATTAATGTTAATATTTTTTGTTGATTTAGCTTTTGAATCTGCAGTAATAAATACTACTTTTGCGTATTCAATATTATTCATAGAAGCTTCAATAGATTTAAAAGATGCCTCACTTTGACCTCTCCCGTCTACGCATATTAAAGTAGTATTTTTTAATCTTATCATGTCTTTTGTTTTTATTAGTCTTTGTTAATAATGGGCAAGGGTATATTAAATATATTATAATAATTATTTATATTTAATTCAAGTTTTTTATTTTTTTCATCCCAAATATATGAACATATCCCGTTATATCTTAGTAATTGATATTTCACTTTATTCTTGAGAAATTCTTCATTTCCGTTCCATGAGTAATGTTTAATATGAGCAATTTCTCGTGGTATTTGCAAATGAGCCAAGGTTTTGTAGTCTATTTCTTTATTATCTTTATCATTATACACTATGTCATTTTCAAAATAGAATTTGTTTAATTTTAAGTTATTAAAATTTGTTTTAAATATCCTTGGTGGGCAAAATCCGTCTATCCAATGGTTTTCATCATTAAAATAATTTTTGAAATTTATCTTAAAATAAGGTATAAATTCTTCTGATTGTATAAATTTTATTATATTATTAATTTGTTCTTCTGTATAAAACTCATCTTCATCTAAAAGCCAAATATAATCTACGTTTTGTTTTAATAAATATTCTAATGGGTAGTTTCTTACAGTAGAGTCATTCGATACTTTTGAATCATATACATATGAAATAATATCTTTATATTGAGTCTTTAGTCTAAACGCTGTTTCGGTATCTTCTTTTAAGTAATTTATATTTAAATATTGATCGAACTTACATGAAGATGCGGCGAAAATACATGTGCTACTAAACTTTCTCCAGTGTTCTAAAACACGATCAAGATATTGAGGGAAACCATAAAAGTTACATAATACTCCGATTTTCATTTATTCATCCACCAATTTAAAATATAGTCCTCTCTTTGAGCAAGGTTAGGATAATCAAATCCTTGTAATGGATATGCTCTTTGCTCTATTTCATTAACTGAAAAATCATTTCTTAGAAATGTTATCTCTAGTGTGTCTGGAAAATCTCCATAAATTGGACCATGATTATTTGCATGTAAGTGTACTATTTTATAATATTTATTTATAGTTTGAAAAAAAGATATTTTTATGTCTATATTTTTTCTAATATATAATGGAAAAGCGTCTATTCCCCATCCGTTTGGTAATTCCTCTATAAGGGAGTGTGCTTCCATACTAATTTGATTAAAATGTTTACTAACTAAATCTATATTTTTTTCAAGTACTTCATATTCGTGACATTCTATATCCATTTTAAGCGCCATATTAAATTCTTCTTGATGATTATTCTCTCTTATGTGTTCGATAAAGTTATCTTTATTTAAGTATTGTTTTTTAAAAATAAAATTATCATGCTCAATTGGAAGTTTTTCTACTGAACCATCATACATATATATTTTTTTGCCATTGCTTGCACATTCTAAATCAAAAGCCATAGAAGCTGGAATATGGCCAACTCCATAAGAATAAATATTTTTTGAATCTTCCATTAATTCTTTTAAAAAAACATAACTACTGTCTCCAATACCTCCATATCTTTTTTTCGTAAATGAACAAGCGTGTGGGATGATTAATTCTTTTAATTTTTTATATTTGTTCGGATTGCTTGGATTAAATAAGTTCATGTCTTAATTTTGCAAGACCATACGCATTTTTCGAATTGATCTTGCATAAAGGGTTGAAGGTTATATATCTTCGCTGTGCTTGTTAAATCTGACTCCTTGCTTTCTAACCAACTCCATCTTGTATTTTTATATTTTTCATATTCTTCTTCGCTTTTATAGTAATCATGCGTAAGAACTAAATCTCCAGATTTTAAATATTTTGCAAATGTATTAAATTCTTTTACTTTATTTCCCCCGTCACAAAATAAAATAGTTTTACCGTCCCTGTTAATTAAATCTTTTACAAAAGACTCTATCTTAAAAATATCATTAATATACCATTTAATTTTTGTATTTTTTAAATTTTGATCAAAGCCTCGGTCTACTATATCAAAGCAGTATATATCTGCTTGTTCAGAAATTTTTGAGTCATTTAATATAAGAGAAAATCCTCCATGATTCATGCCAATTTCTATTATTGTTTTTGGTAATTCATTAGTCTTTTTTAATTCTAAATATAAACTTTCTAACACATCTATGACTTCTACTCTTTGCTCTAATCGAATGTCTTTATAAAAAAACATCATATTGTTTGTGTCCATTTTTACGAATTCTTTCATATATTTTATTTGTATCCTATTTTTATTTCTTTTAAAGAGGCAGAGAAGAATTTTTCTTGCAAGCTTTTTTTGGCTAAGTATCTTTGATAATTACATGAATCTACATAACTTGCTTTTACCTTGTCTACTTTTGCTTCATCTACCGCTTTGAAAGTTTTTTGATTAGCTTTTAATAGGTCCTTGTATTCTTTAGACTTAATGATTATATTAAATTTATTTGGAATTTGATCTTTAATATAATTTTTACATTCGTTCCAAGCTTTAAGAGTTAAATCGCTATTATTTCTTTTAATATAAAATATGCTTAAAAAGTCAAAAGCATAGGCTTCGTCTACTAATAAATTAATCATATCTTTGTGTAGGAGTATGTTACTCCAATATCGTCCTTAGTTATATTATAATATAAACAGGCAAAGTCTAACCAGTTTTCATGTGATACATGTGGCAATTTACCATAATGCTTTTGTGGTATAAATTCATTATTCAAGAAGCTTTCATAATTTGTTCTAAACTTAGGATAATCATTATTTCCTTCTGTTAGTATTACTTTTCTAAATATGTTTGGATAACAATTAGCTATATTCATTGGTCCAGAATTAACCCCAATGAATAAAAATGAGTTCTTTATTATACTAATCATTTCTTCTAATGAAGACCCTCTTTTGTCTGTAACATTAATATTCTTATCGTGAGTTGAGCCAATTTGGATTAATTCAAAATCTTTATATTTTTCTTTGATTATATCTATGATATGATCTGGTATTTCTCCTGCTGTTGATTTTCCTGGACCAGAATGTATGGATATTTTTTTATAATTAATATTTTGATCATTTTGATCGTATAAATTGAAATGCCTAAGATAACATTTTATTCCCAAAATATTGCAGTGTTTTGAGGCTCTCGAAAAATATTGAGTTCCATAAATTGTTTCGTGTTGCTCGATAGGAAGATCAAAAAGTTTATCTAATACGATAAGCATGTTTGGTTTTGTATCTCTTACTATATAAGGATTTTTATCAAAAACCCAATATTTAAATGGATCATATAATTTTACTCCAAAATTTTTATATATATTTTCTGGCAAATGAGTATATTGAATTTTATCTCCTATTCCAACGCCTTCGATAACTATCCCTAATTTATTTTGATTCAATAAATTTTTAAACTCTTCTTGGATTTGTGTCATATTAGTCTATGTCCAATAAGTGGTCTTGCGTTTCACAATTAAAATCTTCTTCTTTTGTGGGGTTTGCATTTTTTTGAAATCCACCAGAAGAAATTTCCCAATGTTTGTTCCAAAAATTCTCTTGCCTCAATATCCTATCTTTGACTGAAAGATACCCAACGTGTACTACAAATGGCGCCTGTTTGCTTCTTAAAATTTTTATATCACATGGAGCTAATCTATATTTTGTTAAAGTATGATCTGAATAAATTAATTCACATCCGTCACTTTTTTCTATGTCTAAGAATCCATTTTTTAAGCCAAAATGAACTGCTCCTCTCATTAATCCTGATTTATGCAAGTACCATTTAGGATTTATTGATGCATATTTTTCTTTACTTTTATAAAGATTCACAGAGGGTATCATGTAGCAATCTACTTCATCGTCTTGAAGTAATTGTTGGGCTAAATTATCCCATATATTTTTTTGCCATAAGGGAATATATTCATCCATATCTAAACTAATTTTTATTGGTAAGGACGTATTCTGTAATGCTATATTTTTAATCTTACCATCTAAAAGAGGATCGCTGTAATCTATATTGGTCTCTATAATTTTTAAATTATCAAACTTTAAATCATGAAGTTTTTTAAGCGTATTGTCCTCAGATTTATTGACAGCAATTACAACTTCTTGAGCAAAAGAGCAGAATTTATTAATTGCATTTAAATAATCAAAATTATTTTTAATTAAATTAAAAGCTGAAGAATATATACTAAACATTACCCTTCTCCCCAAGTTTTTACAATAGAGTCTATTGGTTCATTTTTGATAAAAGATAAATAATATCTTTGTAGAATTGGTTCTTTATTGAACATTTCTAAAAATATAGAATCACTACTCCATTGGCCTGAATAAAGAAGTTGGTAAAGACTTTCTATTGTGAAATTAGTTTTATATTTAATTCTACAATATTCTCTAAAATTTATTCTATTTGCTTCGAGTTGTTGGTATTCTTGTATTTTGTTTTCTCTCCCAAGGAGTAAATGATTAGATCTACCATAAACCCAATAATACTTAAGATGATGTTTGAACCAGTCTTTTCTTGATCTAACATCTACTCTATTATTCCACGTTATTTCTTTTGTATCATTGTTATGATTAAAGTGTTTGGCTAAATCAACTCCTTGTTGGCGCGTATTCATTAATCCCCAATGAGGGCTTCCTTGAAAAAACATATCATCATAATATTTAAAAAGAAATCCTTTTCCTTCCCACCAACAAGATGATATTCTTGAGTTTTCTAAATTATTAATAAATGGTTTTATTTCTAGTGTGAATTTTGGATTTAATCTTTCCTCTGTGTCTCTTATAATAAACCAATCTCCATTAATCATTGGACCTTGCCTTAAGATTTCATTCATCTGAAAATCGTGATCATTTGTCCATTTTCTTTTTATTATTGCCCCTTCTCTTTTTCTTGATTCTAGTAGTTCCAATGTTCCATCTGTTGAGCCTCCATCTACAAAAATTAACCCATCAAAATGTTGATAAACATCTTTTGTAAGATCGTTGATTTCTTCTTTTTTATTTTGAGTAATTCCGCAGAAGTATATTTTCATTTATTAAATTGTTTCATTATAAGGTCGTGTTCATTCCTACAATGAAATTTATTTTTATAAAAGTCATGTATTTCTTTTCTGTTTAATCCGATAGCTTTATTTTTAATATTATTAAAGTTATCAAAATTTTTTAATGTTAAATCGAAGAATTTAGCATTATTTGTTACCCCGCCTTGATCTTCATCTAAAGTTATTACTGGTGTCCCTCTAGAGTAAGACTCTAATGTTGTAATATTACAAGACTCAATTAATCTTGTGAACTGGCATAAGGCTATGGCATTTGACATCACATTATTTTTATCTTCATCTTCTAAGCCTAAATAAAATTCTAAGTTTGGCATATTTAATCGTTTTAAGAACTTCTCAAGCTCTGCACTATTCCATGGCGCTCCATAGATTTTAAATCGATCCTTTGCATTTAATTCTGCTAACTTAATGAATAGGTCAAGCCCTTTAGCTTGTAGTCCCCAACCTAAGCTACCACACCATAAAAAGTACTCTCTTTTTTGTTCATTTTCATTATAATAGAACTCGTCTTCAGATAGACCATGAGGTATAATGCATGTTTGATCTTCATTAAAAAATCCACTATATGATAGTTTTTGATTCAATGATAAAAACCTATTAGTAATAAATTCTGAAGAAAATATAAATAATGCTGGGATACCACCTTTAGCCATGCCACCACAATTAGCATTAATTGCCTTAATTCTTTTATTGTGTATTAATTTACAACTTTCATTTGTTAGATTATAGGCTATAACTTTACCTTCTTGTGGTAAATTTATTATAGCTTTACTTACGAAGTCTTCTTGCGATTCGGCTTGTATATAAATATAGTCTTTTGAATTAATTTTTTGAGAAGAAATGATTTGTAATGGTATATTATTAGATGAGCAAAACTTTATAAAAGCTTCTATTCTTTTTTCTATACCACCAGATATGGGCGATGGAAATATTTGATGAGTATTTAAAAGTATAAAATTCAACTTATACTCATAATATTATAATTAATAATATAAGTCAAGTAAAATTATTATATTAAACCAATCTTGGGTGTAACATCGTATATGACCCTATCTACTACTTTAATTTGTTTTGCTGTGTTAATTTATATATTTTATCTTATTGAAAGATTAAAATAATTAATTATTGCAATTTTAATTAAATAATAACTTATTGTCTATAATATATTGATCTAATTCTTCTTTTGTGTCTGATATAACCATTGTCGTAGGGCCAGACGTATAACCAGAACATTGTAATGGTTCTATTAAAATGACTTTAGTATCAGCGTCATAAATCATCCACCAGTCTAATTCTGTGGTATGAACTTCATCTGGAAAAGGAATAACATGCTCTGCACCTAATATTTGATTAGAATAAATTTTCATATTAATTTGTTGTTACTGTCCAGCCTCTAGAAATAAGAGTAGCTTTATCTGTTATTCCTTGGCCTGTGGGCGCACCATTTCCAACGCCTCCTAAATTCAAAACTCTAGTGCCAGTTGTTTTGTTCGCTGTAACAAAAGCTGCAAGAATAGCATTTACTGCTGCGGAAGTTAATTGATTGCTATTTGCTTGAAAGTTTCCTAAAGTATTGGAAACAGAACCACCTGCATAATTTGTGAGCTGGTTTGTGTGGCAACGGAAATCTTGCATGGCACTCAAGCCATTCAAACTAGGAATGGGTCCAGTGAGATTATTTCGATCGCACAAAAATGTATTTAACACTGGAGAACCTGTGAGTGCAGGAATGGACCCAACTAATGAATTTATTTGACATTGAAAATTTTGCAAATTGTTCAAACCACTCAAACTAGGAATTGATCCACCAAGTGGATTGTTCTTGCAACGAAAATCTACCAAATTAGTCAAGCCACTCAAAGCAGGAATGGGTCCAGAGAGCAGATTGTCTTGGCATATAAAAGTTTGCAAACCAGTCAAGCCACTCAAAGTAGGAATGGGTCCAGTGAGTTGATTTGAATAGCACTGAAAATTTTGCAAATTCCTTAAGCCACTCAAAGCAGGAATGGGTCCAGTGAGCAGATTGCTGAAGCACAGGAAAGTTTGCAAACCAGTCAAGCCACTCAAAGTAGGAATGGGTCCAGTTACTTTATTATTATAAAACTGAACATTTATTAAATTGCTGTTCTGTGCATAACCAGACAGTGCTGTTATGTCATTGGAATTGCATGTAAACCCCTGCAAATTAGGAAAAGCAGAAATGTCCACTGTGCCACTGAGCCTGGGCACACTACTGACGCCACAGTTAATATTCGTAATATTTGCTCCGTTTCTTGCAAGAATTGAAATACCTTGCGTTGTGTTTCCAAATGTATGACTTATATTTGTATTATTAGGTATACTTTCATTAACACTTTCTTCGCCCCAATTAATATCGACTTGACCACCAGCATATGTAAGATTAAAATTACTTATTGTTTTATTATAAAGATTCTGAGTGAAGTTCCAAAAATTTCCTAAAGGATTTGGCCGAAGAATTTTGAAGATTGCGTCTCTTTTAATTAAAATGGACGCTGAAGAGATTATTTTTTTAACTATAAAAGCCATAAATTATATTACACTACTGTTTTAAGTAGTTTTTTATATCTTTTATAAGCTTTTTTCTATTATTGTTTTCTAAAACTGTTACTAATGTGGCTAGTGCTATTGGAAAAGCAAACCTAAGAAAGAATTGAAGGTGATCTTCCTTACTTAATAAATCAAAGTAATTAAAGTAAAGATCACTTAGCCCCCAAAGCGTGAAAAGTATCGCTGGCACAAATGAGATAAAAAAGAACTTATCATAAGTTTTTAAATTACCCCACCAATTTTTGATTTTAAATAGCATATCATAAAAGCTTACACATTAGTTTGATCCTATAGGCGTAGCAAGTGGTGGATTTACTGCTGATGTGACTGGAGGAATTAGCAAAGCAATTGGAGGTACTACTGCTGGTGGATTACCTTTACTCTGCTCTCCTGCTGCTGTTTCTATGTCAAACGAATTGGATTCTATTTCTACTGATCCACCGCCTGCTGGAACATCGTAACTTTTGCCCATAATATCAAAAGATATTGGAGTTGAATGACCAGAGCTAACAAGGGTGATTCTGCCATTTTGATCTTTGTTTATTGATATTTTGATTTTATCTTCAGCATAAGAAGTTTGAATTAAAATTGTGGCTAATAGTATAGTTATTAATTTTTTCATTTGAGCACCAATTTGTTTGTTTTTTTCTTGAGTTGATTTAAAGAGCTATGATTATCCATAATAACAAAAGGATG